GGCCTGATCACACCGTCCGTGCAGCGCACAGGCGAATGTTTGAGAAATTGAAGTTGATGCCAATCGGAACAATCCTCACACGTTACCTCGTACCCAGCACGAAAGGCTGAGGAGATGACGTCACTCGCTGACTGAATGTTCGGATGTTGCGAAATTGCGATTCCGATACAAAAGTTTGCGAGGTTGTTGAGGATGGTGGTCAAAGTAGAGCCACTGTACAAGCGCGGTCCAGTTGGTTCGAGAATCAACTTACGCTGCTTGTTGTACAAGTCCAGAATGGTGAACGATTCACGGCACTGCGCGATTAATTGCTCAACCTCATCGCGCAAACGAAGAGGGAACAAATCGCGGAGTGCGAAGAACAGTTCTGAGGTGTGCGATGAATCGCAGCTTGAGATGTCAACGTTGTATCTCAGGACTTCTCCTGTCGGCTTACGTAAAGCTAGACAAGAGTCGTCGGAGAAAACGGACATGTAAAAACGGTCAGATGGCTCGATGAGCTCGTTGAAAACGGCTTCGAGAGAAGCGGGGTCGGGCGTTGGTACGAATTGAATCGTGCCACCGCCTATCTTGATCGGGCAGTACGCCATCGCCTTCTTCATGAAACTCGTGATCCTGAACCCTTGAAGGGAACAGGCAACTCCGAGGTCACAAATCAAGCGAGGTATCTTGCCGACCTTGCCCACTTCATCTTTCTTCATCTTATACACGTGACCTTTGTTGGGTGAGTGCCAACAGGTCTCGTGCAATCCGTTTGTGTCGAGCATTTCTTGCCACGACTGCACCCGCAATTCTTTCTTTTGGTGCGGGTCAGCGTGGTGATCTGCTGCTTCGGTCAGCATATCGGTGTAATCGTCGAAGTGCTGCTCATATTCGCTAGCGATGTATTCAAAAAGAGTCTTATTATTAACCAAAAATTGACCCTGTTGGCATTGCATTAGTTGTTCGTAGCCAGCGAACAGCGGGTTCCGCACTTTAGATATGCGAATTACAGCGAGTGAGACATTGTGATTGTTGTTGCCGTACACGACCCCGTTGTGTGCAACGCAAGGTCCGAAACATGTACGGTAACTCCCATCGAGCCGAGCGGTGCCGCGCTCAGCTTCGGTGGGTTCTGGGAAACATAACCGGCCATCCTGCCAGTACTGTGACCCACCCGTGTTCACCACCCGGAAGGCACCGTTGTAACGGTAGACCGGAACAACGTCGCAATCTGTTGTGG